GGGCGCGTACAACATCACGGGCTTCCCCGTTGAGCTGATTGCCAACATCACGCAGCTTGCAGGCGGCGGACCCGGCAAGACGGCCAAGCGCCGCGGCTGGGCGAACGAGCGCGCTAGGTTCGAGGAGTCGCTGCGCACCGAGGAGGTGGCCGAGCAGGTCAAGGCGGCGCAGCGCGTGCTGAAGAAAGCGCAGTCTGAATCGGCGCAGCGACTTGGCGAGCTGGTGGCAGAGTACGAGGCCGCCCGCGCGTCGCTTGATGAGCTGCGCGAGCAGGTCGCACGCATCGAGCGCGAGTCGCGCATCCGTGAGGAGGTTGAGGTCGCGTCGAAGGTCGTCGAGATCTTCGCCCGTGAGGAGGAGGAAATCATCGCCATCCTCGAGATCATCGACGAGATGGACTCGCGCGCATTGCTTGCCGCTGTCGGGATTGCTGCATGAATATTGCGCGATTCACAGGACAGCATCTAGAATAGATTTCATGGTTGCCGCCCACCACAGGGCGAGAGGTTGAAGATGTCAGAAAATACGGCAGAGCTTGAGACAATTCCCGAGGATGCGCTCGACACCGAGATGGTGGTTGAGGAAGAGTCCGAAGAGGATGTTGTTGTCTCGATTGGGGATGAATCGCCGGACCCCGAAGAAGAGGATGTGCAGCAGAACCAACCCGCTCCGCAGTGGGTCAAGGATCTGCGCAAGGCGCATCGAGAGCTACAGCGACAGCATCGCGAGCTTCAGCAGAAGCTGACGACCGCCGAGCCGCCACGTAAGCAGGCGGTGGGTCCGAAGCCCAAGCTCGAGGATCACGACTACGACGCCGAGGCTTTCGAGGCGGCACTCGAATCCTGGTACGACCGCAAGCGAGCCGCTGACGCAGAAGCCGAAAAGGCGAAGCGTGCAGAGGAAGAGCAGGCGAAGTCGTGGCAGGCAAAGCTCGACGCCTACGGCAAAGCGAAAGCGGCGCTGAAGGTGAAGGACTACGAGGACGCCGAGGCGATTGCGCAGGAGACCTTCTCCGAGGTTCAGCAGGGCATCATGCTCCAAGGCGCGGACAATCCCGCTCTCGTGGTGTATGCGCTCGGCAAGAACACTCGGCGAGCGAAGGAACTGGCTGCGATCCAAGATCCCGTGAAATTCGCGTTTGCGGTTGCGAAGCTGGAGAAGGAACTCAAAGTGACTACTCGCAAGCCACCGCCGGCGCCAGAGCCCGTTGTTAAAGGCACCGGGCGTGCAAGTTCTGTAGATTCAACACTCGAGCGACTGCGCAACGAGGCACTTAAGACCGGCGATATGTCGAAGGTCATGGCCTACAAGCGGTCGCGGCAAAAATAGGAGTCTGATAAATGCCTAATGCATTTTCGAAAGAGGAAATCGTAGCGTTCGAGAACATTCTCGAAGGCTTCCAGGATGCGCTCGTTCTGAGCCGTAACGTCAACGTCTACGCCACCGACGGCGCAACGATGGAACGCGCACGCGACACCATCTGGCGTCCGATGCCGTACATTGCGCAGAGCTTTGACAGCACTGTCGGCTCGTCTATCTCGTCGAACTACGACGACATGACGCAGCTTTCCGTGCCGTCCACGCTCGGCTTCTCCAAGACCTCGGCTTGGAAGCTGAACGCGAAGGAACTGCGCGACGCGCTGCAAGAAGGCCGCCTCGGCGATGCCGCCAAGCAGAAGCTCGCGTCCGACATCAACCGCTCCGTTCTGAACGTCGCCTCGAACCAGGGCACGCTCGTGGTTGCAGTCGCTGGTGCGGCTGGTGACTACGACGACGTGGCACTCTGCGATGCGATCATGAACGAACAGGGCGTGCCGGACTACGACCGCTATCTGGCGCTGTCGACCCGCGACTACAACGGACTGGCTGGCAACCTCGCGGTCGCTACCCGTTCGTTCGGTAACGCTAAGTCTGACCGCGCATACGAGCGTTCCTACGTCGGCATGGTTGCAGGTTTCGATACCTACAAGATGGACTACGCCAACCGTCTGGCTGCCCAGGCGACGGCTGTCACCATCGCAACCAACGGCGCGCAGGTGCGTTTCGTCCCGCGAGCAACCACGGCCTCGACCGCGGGCGTTCTGAACGTGGACAACCGCTACCAGACGGTAACGGTATCGACCACGGTCGGCGTGGTAGCGGGCGACTGCTTCACGATTGCTGGTATCGAAGCCGTGCATCAGATCACCAAGCAGTCGACGGGCCAGCCGAAGACCTTCCGCGTGATCTCGGTTGACACCGGCACGACGATGACGATTTCTCCGCCGATGATTGGCGCGAACTCGTCTCCGACCGATGCTGAGCTTCAGTACAAGAACATCAACGTGGCCAGCACCTCTGCTACCGCGTCGATCAACTGGCTGAACGACAACGCCTGCAACGTTAACCCGTTCTGGTTCAAGAACTCGATCGAGCTGCTCCCGGGCCGATATGCAGTTCCGACCGACAGCGGCGCGGCGGTCATGCGTGCAAGCACGGACCAGGGCATCGAGCTGGTGATGCAGAAGTTCTACGACATCGACACCATGACGATCAAGTATCGTCTGGATACGCTGTACGGGGTCGTCTGTACTGCACCCGAAATGGCAGGCGTCTTGATCTTTGGGCAATAATCCTGCATGACAGAGAGGGGCGGCGCAATGCCGCCCTTTCTCTTTGGGAGACTTTATGCCGTTGAAGAAAGGCTACTCGAAGAAAACGATTTCTGAAAACATCTCGAAGGAGATGAAGTCAGGACGCCCGCAGAAGCAGGCGATTGCGATTGCGCTCGAGACGGCGCGCACCGCAAAGAAGAAAAAGGGGAAATGATGTATCCGCGCCACGTTTACTGCTCGCCTGGTCCGTATCAGAAGACGACAAGCCATCCCACATGGGGCTGCAAGTCAGTCGAGAGCGAGGAAGAGCTGGCAGAGGCGCTGGCGTCGGGTAAATGGTTTGAGTCGATTGCGGAGGCGTGCGAAGCCGCGGGCGAAGCCGCCTACCCGCGCCTGCGCGGGCGTATGCGCTCGATTGCTCTGCGCAAGCGGCGCACGTATGCTTTGCCCAGTGACGACGCGCCGCCGTCGCGAGGGGAGATTGAACAACAAGCACGCAAGCTCGGGATTCGCTACAATGCCCGAACGGCTGACAAGGTATTATTGGCGCGAATCAGCGAGGTGATGCGAGGCAATGGCGTACACGAAGAGGCAATTCGTTGAGGCGGCGCTCACCGAGATAGGGCTCGCGTCCTACGTTTTCGATATCCAGCCGGAGCAACTCGAGTACGCACGGCGTCGCCTAGACGCCATGATGGCGGACTGGAACGGCAAGGGCATCCGACTGTCGTATCCTATTCCCGCATCGCCCGAGCAGGGCAGCCTGGCAGAAGAAACCAACGTACCCGACAGCGCAAACGAGGCGGTGATTCTCAACCTCGCCGTGCGCCTGGCGCCGTCGTATGGCAAGCAGATCATGCCGGACACGCGCCTGCTGGCTAAGACCGCCTACGATACCGTCTTGCAGCGCGCCACCGCGCCGATTGAGCTGCAATTCCCCGATACGCTCCCGTCCGGCGCAGGTAACAAATACTGGCGCGACGCGGACGATCCTTTCATGCCGACCCCGGTTGATCCTGTCGAGACAGGCCCCGAGGGCATTCTGGAGTTCAACTGATGCCGCAGATTATTAACCTGTCTCCCATCGGCGAGGTTCTACCAGGCGATAGTCTGCCGATCTTCGACGAGTCGAACGGCGATACGCGGCGGGTGTCGGTGGGGCAGATGCAGACCTACATGCAGAACAACCTCGACATGCCCGATAACTCGGACGAGGTTAACTTCTTGCAGGCGGGCACGGGCGCTGTCACGCGCACGGTGCAGAGCAAGCTGCGGGACGTGGTGTCTGTAAGGGATTTTGCAGACAATCTATCTACGGCGATTTCCGCTATTGGGGCGGCAAAAACCACGCTAGTCATTGATAGCGCGTTGACTGTTGCCGCAACGCTAACCGTGCCTTCAAACATTTCTTTGCGGTTTGAAAGCACTGGCATGATTACGCTGACCTCCGGCGCGAGGCTGTTTATCAACGGCTCCGTTCAGGCAAACCGGCTGCAACAGATCTTCTCGTGCTCTTTGTTTACGAATCCGATCACGGCCAGCATCAATGGCAACGGTTTGGTTGTTACCGCAGTCACTACTAGCACGATTGCGCCAGGACAAATCGTGCTAGGAGCGGGGCTAAGAACGGGGCTACAGATATTCCAAGAATACGGCACGACCGGCGTCGGAACATACGCGCTGTGCGGCTACAACGGTGTCGTTGCGTCGCAGTCTATGACACTTGTGAGCAGCCCGGTCATCTTCGCCGCAGGCGTTGTCGAAGAGGTGTACCCGACCTGGTTCGGAGCAGTGCTAGATGGCGTCACCGATTGCACGGTGGCCATGAATCTCGCGGCTTACAGCCACACGTGGGGCGGAAAAATAAAGCTACCCGCTGGCGGTTACGTTGTCACAGGCACAACGATTTTATACCCCGGAATGATTGTTGAGGGCGATGGGGCTACTGGCAAATATTCTGGATCTCCTCCGCCGTCACAAGTTAGCACGGTTTCAACAGTTTTCGTTTCCGCCGACAATGTTGCTGCGTTTGTGATTTCTGACAGAGGCAATTTAGTTCAAATCAAGAATGTCGTTTTTTCTACCAAAAATCCGCCGTACTTGAGCGCAGGCGATTACGCGCCTTTCGGGACAGGGCGAAAGGCTATTGTCTATGATGGTCATGCGCCGCAAGGGGCGTTTGATGGCGTCATTGAATGCTGTCTTTTCTTTGGTTTTTACCAGGCAGTCCTATTCAATGATTCGTGGGCTGGGACAGGCGACGGATACGCTCCAACCAACTACTTTTGGTCTGGCGTGACTGTGAATGCAACCAGCATTGTGCAGGGCGTCGCTTATGAAATCGCTACGGTGGGGACAACGAACTGGGCAGCCATTACTGGCACGGTTTTGTCAGGAACAACAGGGACGGTTGGATGCAGATTTCTACCAAACGCAACCGCGCCGACAGGCACCGGGACGGCGCACCAGATGCCGAGATACTACGATTGGCAAGTAAATCCGTTTCAAATCAGAAACTGCCAATTCATCGGGAACAGCTACAGCATAATTTTCAACACGACCAATGCCGACTGCGTGAGAATTTTGGACTGCGTTTTCTACATGCCGTCCAATGCTTCGGGCGTACATTTAGGGCGCTGCGGGCTTATTAAACTCGACTCCTGCTTTGCCTTTGGCGCAACGCTAACAAACACCGATTTTGTGAAAATGGTAGGCGTTGGGGCCGAGTCTTTGGACATGGTAACTATAGACTTTTGCCAGGCTGAGAATTGCACACACTTCCTAGCCTATGACGCTGGGAGCGGCGCGGCGATTCCGGTTCAAATAAACGTAAAAAACTGCACCCACCAACTGGCGGCAGACATTTATCTAGGATCGCCGTGCGAGTACAACAGCACGAATAATCACATCATGTCTGAAATTTATGTTGATTCAGCTAACGTAAGAGTTAACTCGATCAACGATAAATACCAGTGGAAGAACTTCACCAGCGGGCCAACGTGGGGCATTTCTGTCGTTTCTGGCGACTCTAACTCGATATACACCTACTTGCCGGGACAACAGGCGTCGTCCTCCGTTTCTGGTCCCATCATTAACGGTTCTGCGTATTACACGCTAACCGGAACATCCAGCCCTTCTGGCTCGGTCACGCCAACCCGAGTTGGGCAGATGTTTCTGAACACTGCGACCAACGTGTTCTATCTCTCGACCGGCCTGCTGAATACCAACTGGGCGGCGATTAACTGATGACAATTAAAAACCTCCTCAATTCCCGCACCATCCAGTTCTCCATCGCACTGGCAGTGCTCTCTGTCTTGCAAGGCTTCGTTTTCCATTTACCGCTCCCGCCCGCCGGCCAGGCGTTCGTCGGGTGCATGATTGCCATCGCTGTCGTGGTGCTGCGCGCGATCACGACGATGCCATTGAAGGAGCGTTGATCGTGACGGATGTTGACCCCGTGAAATTCGGACTGCTGATCGGGCAGGTAAAGACGCTGGAAGCGCAGGTCGAGGACTTGCAGAAGGACGTGAAGGAGCTTCTCGCGCTCGCCAATCGCAGTCACGGCGGGATCTTCGCCGGCATGGCGATTGCGTCAGCGCTCGGGGGCTTGGGAACCTGGTTCGTTAATCACCTGGTGAAGTAAAGATGCCGACGATCAACAAATTGCCGCTTCTCGATACCATCTCTGGCGGCGACCAGCTCCCCGTCTACTCCCCGAACGCAGGCGATGCGCGGAGGATGTCGATTAATTCGCTGACCGACTACGTTGTAGATAACTTCGCAAACGCAGCGAACATCACGTACACGCCCGCAGGCACCGGCGCCGTCTCTCGCACCGTGCAGGCGAAGCTGCGCGATGTTGTGAGCGTGAAAGATTTTGGGGCGGTGGGGGATGGGGTGGCGGATGATACGGTGGCGATTCAAGCGGCGCTTAATTCTGGAGCGAAAACCGTTCTAGGCGTCTCTGGCGCGACGTTTTTGGTGTCTTATGCTGGCGCCGTAACCGTTAATGGCGTGTCGTATCGTCGATGCCTGCTGGTCCCGTCAGGCGTCACTTTTGATTTAAACGGCGCCACCATAAAGCAGGCAAACAGCCAGAACGCGAGCGTCATCGCTATTGATGGCGCCACAGATTCCGCTGTCATCAATGGCGTTATCGACTCCAACAAAGCCAACCAAACGACGCCTGCTACGGGCGAGATCGCTGGCATCCTGGTTCACAACTGCACGCGACCGCGCCTTCAAAATCTACGCGCAATCAACAACAGGCAATTTGCCGGGCGCTTTTTGAAAACCACGGGCGGCAGTTATGTCGGGCTGACATGCACTGACTCTGACGCGGACGGATGGAGCTTTGGTATTGATGGCGGCTGGAGCGCGTGGGTCACAAATGCATTCATCGATCAAATTTACGCGGAATCCTGCACGCAAGTTTACGGCGGCGGGTATCAAGGCAACGGCGCAATTTTTACGGTTCAGCGCTGCCAGGTCGGAACCGTCATCGCGCGAAATTGCTCTGGCGGAATCAAGATACAAGACAGTTCTCTCGACAGCAGCTTTGAGAGCCTGACCTTTATTGGCCAGACAAACGGGACGGCAAACTCGGGAATCAAGATTCAGGGGAACGCAGGGTCGGCGTTGTATCCAAAACGAATCCGCATTAGCAACGCATTGTCTAACAACGCATTCGGTAACGGCTTTTTCACTTCGTCTGTCGAAAGTTTCGAGTTGGCAAATTATCAGGGCGTATCAAACGGCACCGGGTCAGGCGCAGCCGGGTCGGATCAGTATGATTCCGTCGTTAGCATCATCGCTGGCGGGCGCGCTTTGATTGGCAGAATGGACATTGATTCTCCTGCGACGCGCGGCGTGGTGTTTCAAGGTGCAGGGTCTGTTTTTGCCGATACTCTATTTGTTCGCAACCCCACGGGCAGGGCTTGCCAAATATCGGGCGACGCGACTTTTGAAGCGTACATCGACAAGCTGGTGGCGAACGATTCTGGCGCGACGATGGACTACGCGTTCATTGTGGCGTCAGGGGCAAAAGGGCGGATCGGCAGCATTGCGACAAACAAAGCGGCCATCACGTCGGCGCCGCGCGCTTTGATTAGTAACGACTTATGGAATTGGGAGATCGGCTCTGTTTTGCTAGGCTCAACCGATACCCTAGAAGGCGTGGTGCAGCTTACAAACGCAGCCACCAGCACGTCGGTGACGTGCGGTCACATTTACAGAACATACGTCGGCGGCAGTAGCAATTACTTTCACCCGATCATTCAGATCGTGCCGTTCAACTCGTCTGCCGCAGCGCTGGGCAATATGCGTGTCACCGTGACCGATTCTTCATCAGGGACAGGCTTCACAATCAATCACGCATCTGCCGGGGCTAGTGATTACGTTTGCTACAAGGTGCTCGGGTGGAAGGTAGTTTCCAGAGCGTCTGCATAACGCACACCATCAGCCCATTTTTGCTAGACTTGCACCAACCTCACGGAGCGTGACATGTACAACATCCAGTTCACCCAACGCGACAAGTCGAACCAGGTCGTAACGCCTGCTGCGACGAGCGCGAGCGTCACCGTCAACAGCCAAGACAAGGCGGTTCGGCTCGTGAACAGCGGCGCGAACATCTGCTACGTTCGCATCGGCGAGGGCACGCAGACCGCCACGACGGCGGACATTCCCGTGCGCTCTGGCAGCGAGATCATCGTCCGCAAGCGCAGCGGCGACGTGACGGTGGCGCATATCAGCGCGGCGGGCACGACGCTCAACATCGCGACCGGCGAGGGCGGCGTGTGAAGAAGGACTCCCGCCTGGCGCGAGCGGGCGTCGAGGGCTACAACAAGCCGAAACGCACGCCCAACCATCCGACGAAAAGCCACGTCGTCGTGGCCAAGTCGGGCGATCAGATCAAGACGATTCGCTTTGGCCAGCAGGGCGTGAGCGGCTCGCCGAAGCGTGAGGGCGAGAGCGCGGCGGACAAGGCGCGACGGGCGTCGTTCAAAGCAAGGCACGCGTCTAATATTGCGAAGGGCAAGATGAGCGCGGCGTACTGGGCGGACAAGGAGAAATGGTGAAGAAGCCAGGACTTTACGAGAACATCCGCCGCAAGCGCGAGCGGATCGAAGAAGGCAGCGGCGAGAAGATGCGCAAACCCGGCACGAAGGGCGCGCCAACCGCTGCGGCGTTCAAGGCTGCGGCTAAGACGAAGAAGAAGTAATGCAGATCCCCATCGCCTCCGGCATCTATACGGACACCTCGCCGGCCATACGCACGTCGTATCCGGTCAACATGGTTCCAGTGCCGGTGGACTCGGGCATCTCCGAGGGCTTTCTGCGCCCTGCGGATGGCATTGTGCAGAACGGCACCGGCCCTGGGGTTGACCGCGGCGGTATCAACTGGCGGGGCGTCTGCTACCGCGTCATGGGCACCAGCTTGTGCTCGATCTCGTCTACCGGCACGGTCACGACGTTGGGAAGCGTTGGCGGAACTGATCTCGTCACGTTCGACTATTCCTTCGACCGCCTGGCGATCGCGAGCAACAACAATTTGTTCTACTGGGACGGCTCTACGCTGACGCAGGTCACCGACCCCGACCTCGGTGAGGTTCTCGATGTCGTCTGGGTTGACGGCTACTTCATGACGACGGACGGCACCAGCCTGGTCGTCACCGAGCTGACCGACCCCACCGCCGTCAACCCGCTGAAGTATGGCAGCTCCGAGATCGACCCCGACCCCGTTGTGGCTCTGCTGAAGCTGCGCAACGAGATCTACGCGCTCAACCGCAACACCATCGAGGTGTTCGAGAACGTCGGCTCGGAATTCTTCCCGTTCCAGCGCATCGAAGGCGCGCAGATCCAAAAGGGCGTCGTCGGGACGCACGCCTGCTGCGTCTATGTCGAGACCATCGCGTTTCTCGGCAGCGGGCGCAATGAAGCGCCCGGCGTCTATCTCGGCGTCAACGCAGTCGCCACCAAGATCTCGACGCAAGAGATCGACGACCTGCTGCTAAACTACACCGAGATTCAGCTTGAGGGCGTCAAGCTCGAGGCGCGTAACGACCGCAGCCACCAGCATCTCTACATCCATCTCCCCGACCGCACGCTGGTCTACGACTCGGCGGCCTCGCAGGCGGCGGGCGTGCCCGTCTGGTTCTGTCTCGCCTCGACCATCGAGGGCTACGCCCAATACCGCGCGCGCAGTTTCGTCTGGGCAGACGATAAATGGCTGACGGCTGATCCTCAGTCAACGTCAGTCGGATATCTCACGCAGGAAAGCGGCGACCATTGGGGCGCGAAGGTGCGCTGGGAGTTCGCGACCCGCATTGTCTACAACGACTCGCGCGGCGCGCTCTTCAACATGCTGGAGCTGGTCTCGCTCACCGGTCGCGTCGCCCTCGGAAAGAACCCGCCAATCTCGACCAGCTACAGCGTTGATGGGCTCAACTGGTCGCAAGATCGCGTCGTGCAAGCCGGCACCGTCGGCAACTACACCAAGCGCCTCGTCTGGTTCCAGCAGGGCCACATGCGTAACTGGCGCGTACAGCGTTTCCGGGGTGACAGCGACGCACACTTGGCGTTTGCACGCCTCGAGGCGACGCTCGAGCCGTTGGCGTACTGATGGCAATCACCGGCAAGCTCATCAAGCGGCTGACGCGCGATCAGCTCGCGACGTTCTTGAAGAATCAGGAGCAGATCAAGGCGTTCGAGGGGCTATTCGACGCGGCGGACGTTGCGTCTCCGTCTACCATCGACGAGCTTTCTAACTCCGTCGACAACGCCCAGTCGTCCGCCGACTCGGCGCTGGCGCAGATCCAGATGATCAACGACCGCGAGGGCACGGTCATCCGCATGGTCGTGCTCAACGGCACGCCCACGCTGATTCCGAAGGGCACCGCGGTCGGCTTTGCCGGCGCCAACGGCAGCAACCGCATCATGGTCGCGCCCTACCTGGCGGACGGCGGGACGGATTCGCTTTATTTCGTCGGCTTGGCCACGCAGGACATCCAGCCAAGCGCGCAGGGCTACGTCACGCTCTACGGGCGCGTTGTCGGCGTCAACACGTCAGGCGCACCGTACGGCGAGACGTGGGTGACCGGTCAGATCCTCTGGGCGTCGCCTTCTTTTTCTGGCGGCATGACAAACAGCAAACCCACCGCCCCGGATAACGTGATCTCGGTCGCGGCGGTGCTCTACGCGAGCACGACCATCGGGCAGCTTATGGTCCGCCCGACGATCACGTTGCAGGAATACTACGGCGAGTTTACGAAGACGACGACGCAGACGCCCGCGGTCGCTGGCGATGAGTACCTCGTCGAGTGGGACAATACGGAGATCAGCAACGGCGTCGTCATCGGCTCGCCATCGAGCAGGCTGGTCGTCCCGGCATCGGGGCTCTACCAGGTAAGCGTGACGCTTCAGTTCGCCTGCACGGTCGCAGCCGCGCGGGATGCCGTCGCTTTCTTCAAGAAGAACGGCGCCGACGTTGCCAACAGCTCGCGCTATCAAACGATCAACATCAACAACGGCTACACGGCGCTGGTGCTCACCGAGTTCTTCTCGCTCGCCGCGAATGATTACATCGAGGTCGGCTTCGGCGTGCTGGGCGGACTGAACGTCAGTCTCTCGCCCATCGCCGCCACCGCCAACTTCCCAGCGGCGCCGAGCGCCGTCGCGACCTTCTTGCAGGTGCAACAGTAATGGCGACAACGAATACCGTCCTCGTCGAGTCGAAGTACGTCGAGAACATTCAGACGAATCAGTACATCGCGAACGGCGTCAAGACGACCATTCTGTCGGTGACGCTCAACAACTCGGGCTCGTCAGGCGCGTTCGTTACAATCAATATTGTTCCGTCGAGCGGAACGGCAAGCGCGGCAAACCAACTCGTCTCCTTGCGCTATCTCGCGCAGGGCGAGAGCTACTCCTGTCCCGAGATCGTCGGGCAGGTGCTGTCGCCTGGCGCCAAACTCTCGGCGGTGGCGAGCATTGCCAGCACGATAGTGATTCGCGTCTCGGGGAAGGAGGCGTCTTGATCTGCTGCGTTACCGAAGGCATCACTGCGGAGCAGCTCGCCGAGGTCTACGCAGACCCGTACATTCAACGCTTGAGCCACGACTACGGCGCTGCCGCTCCAATCACGCACCCGCTTGTGACATACTTGTCCGCGTGGGTCGATGGAGACTTTGCAGGCGCATTCATGGCGATTGAATACTCCGACACCGAGACCGAGCTGCACTCGCTCCTTCTGCGCCGAGCGCTGAAGTCGTCGCGTCCTCTCGGTCAGGCCTGCATCAACTGGGCGTTTAACGACTCGCCCATCGTCCAGCGCGTCACCGCCTACGTTTTTGAGTCGATGCTAACGGCGCGCAACTACTGTCTGCGGCTGGGATTCCAGATCGAGGGATTCCGGCGAGACGCATTTTCTTACAACGGCGCTCCAGAGGGCGTCTGGGTCTTGGGTATCACTCGACCCGAATGGGAGGCGATGTCATGGGCGCGATAAGTAAGGCGATTGGCGGCGTTGTCGGTGATATCACCGGCTCGTCTGCGGCGGCAAGCGCGGGCAAGCGCGCGGGCAAGATCCAGGCAAAGGCGGCGCAGGCTGGCATCGAGGAGACTCGGCGGCAGTTTGATGCGCTTATCAAGCTAATGTCGCCTTATGTGCAAGCTGGCGCCCCTGCGCTCGAGCAGCAGATGGCGATGGCAGGGTTGCGCGGACCCGAAGCCGAGCAGGCAGCTATCGACGCCCTCGCCGCTTCTCCTCAGCTCCAAGCGCTCGCGCGCCAGGGCGAGGAAGCGATTCTCCAGCAGGCAAGCGCAACCGGCGGGCTGCGAGGCGGTAACGTGCAGGCGGCGCTGGCGCAGTTCCGGCCTGAAATGTTGCAAAGGCTTATCGAGCAGCGGTACGAACAGCTCGGTGGGCTTACTGAGCTGGGAAGGGTGTCCTCTGGTTTTCAGGGTGAAGCTGGATTGAACACGGGCACAAACATCTCGAATCTTCTGCTCGGCAAGGGCACAGCGCAAGCTGGCAGCGTTATGGCGCAGGGAATGGCACAAAGCATGGCGTTTAATGATCTCATAAAACTAGGCACCGCTATTTCTGGAGCGGGCGGCATCACCGGTCTAGCTAAGTCTTTCTGGGGCAAGTAATCATGGCCATCAATCCAATGTCGGCTCCCATCGACTACCTCGGGCAGATGGGGCTTACCCCTACAGATCCCGGCACGGCGCTGGTCGAAGGGCTAAAGATCGGCGAGGCCTTCCGCCAGCGTCGTCAGATGCGCGAGCAAGAACAGCTCGCCGAGCAGTACAAAGAAGACGCCTCCGCCTACTACGCCAACCCGACGCCGCAGGGAGCGCTTGAGCTTGCGCGCAAATACCCGGAGCAGGGCGCGGCGTTCATGCAGGAGTATCGAGCGCTCGGGGCGGAACAGAAAAAGAACGAATTCAATCGCGCAGCGCGCGCGTTGAGCGCAGTCGCATCGGGCAGAGCTGACATCGCAAAAAGCATCATCAACGACGAGATTAGGGCAGCGGCCGAAGCGGGTGGCGATACCTCGAATCTTGAGATGATTAACGCGGCGCTTGATCGAGACCCCAATACCGCATACGCATCCATGATGCAGATCCTGGCTGTCATGGACCCGGAGGCGACTTCTTCGATTGCGGATGCGTTGAAGAAGGCGGGCGTGGGTGGGGCTGAAGAAGGCTATCGCGCGCTTACCGCCGAAGAGGTTGCCGCTAAGGGTTTGCCGCCTGGCAACTACCAAGTCGCGTTGAGCGGAGCGAGCAAAGGCAAAGTCAGCCAAATTGGCGGCGGCGGCGACGAAGTTAATGTCACGCTCGAGGATAAGCGGGAATCAAAGTTTCAAGAAGCAACCGGGGCGGACCTGGCAAAGCAGTTCACAACTTTATCAAACCTAGGGCTGACAGCATCAAGAGCATCCATCAAATTAAATCAACTAGATCAGGCGTTCAGGTCGGCAGACGTGAAAACAGGCACGCAGGGCGTGCTTTCCACGGCGCTTGCTCGTTTTGGCATCGACCTTCCCGGAGCGACGCAGTATCAACAAATCGACGCGCTGATCGCCAGTTTAATACCGATGCAACGCCCGGCAGGCAGCGGATCAACCAGCGACTCGGATATGGCGCTGTTTAAAAAGGCGCTGCCCAACTTGATGGGCACGAAAGAGGGCCAGCTTCAGATTATGCAAGATCTGAAGGCTTTGGTTTCCCACGACATTAAGGTCGGAGAAATTGCGAATCAAGCGCGAATGGGGGAAATATCGCCGTTCAAGGCGTTAGAGCTGATTAATCAGCTCCCCAATCCTCTGGAAAAATACAGCGCGCAGCAAAGCACGCCACCAACTGTTTCCGGCGTGGTAGGGATGCCTGCGGGGACGCAAGATGCTGGCTCTGGCGGGCCAGTAGACCCCAATAACCCGCTTCTGCAACAGTGAGCATTAGATATGGCTGATTTACGCTCAATCTTGACAGATCCGCATTATACCGGCGCCAATGCTGCGACGAAGCAGGCTATTTTTGAGCGTTACTCGGCGCAAGACCCGGACTATGTAAACGCCAACGAAGCTACGCAACAGGCCATTCGAGAAAGATACGGTCTTTCTCCTGCTCCGTCCGCACTTCCCGAAGGCTTCGCCACGCTTCAAGAGGTGCCTGGCGGAGGTCGTCTAGTTCGAGCGCCTGATGGTAGCGTGTCGTTCACGAGCCCGTCGTTTTCCACGACCGACCCCGAGTTCATCGCGCAGATTCAGGCCGGCCAGAGCATCGACGAGGCGGTAATGGCGGCGCGGAATAAGGCGCTGTTAAGCGAGCCAGGACAGATGGCAGGCGCGCTTGCTGCATCGGCGCAGCGTGGCGTTCCGTTTATCGGATCTTATGGCGACGAAGCGGCCAGTTATGTCGTACCTGGCGGCGGCGAGCGATACCGGCGCCTGACGGAAGCGCTCACCGCGCGATATCCAGGGTGGCAACTGGCGGCAGAGCTAACGGGTGGACTTGGCGCCTCTCTTGGCGGCGTGGGCTTGGTTGGACAAGTACCTAAATTTTTGACAATGGCTAAACGCGGTAGTCGACTTTCTCAGGCAACCGTTGCAGCAGGGGCTGGGGCGGCTGGCGGCGCTGTTGAAGGCGCAATTTACGGCGCAGGCGAAGGCGAAGAGGGCGAAAGAACCTCGTCGGCTATCTCTGGAGGCACGACGGGCGGCACTATTGGCGGCGTTCTTGGTCCAGTTGCCGTTGCTGGAAAAGCCGCCATCGAGGCGGGCGTTCGTCGATACAAGGGTCTCGATGTTGCTGCGACGCAGCGGGCTCTTGAGCAGAACCTCGGGCGCCCAGTAGACAGAGACACCGCTCGCGCATTGCAGGCATATTTACAGTTCGAGGATTTTGATAACGCAGATCGCGTGCTGCAACGCATCGGCGATCCCGCAATGCTGGCTGACATCAGCGCAGGTTCCGCAGCCGTTCTTGACGCGATGATGGCAGGATCTCCTGCTGCGATGAATGCGGGCCGCGCAGCCGTCGAGGGTCGCGTTACGCAATCAATGCGCAATCTCGGCGAGACGTTCGACAGGGAACTGGGGAGTCCCGTTGATCCTGAAGATCTCAAGATTGGCATTGCGGAAGAAACAAGGAAAGAAAGGAATGAGGCATATAAAGCCGCATTCGACAAGCCGATCAACTACGCAAACCAAAGCGGTCAAGAACTTGAAAGGCTTGTAGAAAGAGTTCGAGCAATTTCTCCAGACATTATAGACAAAACCAATAGGCTTATAATTGCGACAGGTCACGAAAACAGGCAAATAAAAATGATCGTTGACGCTGACGGCAATGTGACTTTTGAAAAGCCGCCCGATGTTTTCCAGTTAGACTATATGACTTATCTCCTCAATGACGTTGAGAAAAGTCTGCGAGTAAGCGGCAACCCTAAACAGGCTGATGCAGTGTACGCGCTTGTCTACCAAGACAAAGACACTGGAGACCCTGGTATTCGCAACATTCTGAAGGATCAGATTCCTGAATACGCAGATGCGTTGAGCAAAGCGCAAGATAAGATCCGCAGACAACAAGCCGTCAGTTTGGGGTTCGATCTGATCGACAAGCAGATGACGCGAGGAGAGGTTGCGCGAGAAGTCAGAAAGCTGAATCCTGGACAGCGCAAAGAGCTTGCCCGCGGTCTGCGCTCAAGAATCGACGAAGAGCTGTCGAATATTGCTCAGGTTGCGAGCGATCCTAACGTGGACGCTCAAGAACTTCGCGACGTTATTAGGAAGCTCAGCAGCGAAGCCGCTTACACTAAGCTCAGAACGGTGTTAGGTGCGGAAAAGTCGAAGGTTATCATCGACCAGATCGAGGATGGTATTGCCGCCATGCGGCTGCGCGCTGCCGTTGCGATGAACTCTAAAACCGCGCCACGACAGGCTGTCATCGGCGAGGTGGAAAACATCATCAGCGGCGGGATATTGCAGTCTCTCAAAAGAGTCGAGCCAGCGCAGACCTCGAAGCTGGTTTTACAAGCGATTACCGGCGCCACCGAAGAGGCTGAAGCCGTGCGCCGATCGGGGATTTTTGAAGAAATGACGCAGGTGCTCACGCAGATTCGCGGGCAAAATGCGCGGGACGCTTTGGCGCTTGTCAGGCGCGCAATGGAAGGCCAGCCATTGAAGGACAGCCAGGCTCGCCTTATCGCCAACGTGATTACGATGCCTTCGGCTGCGGCGCTTTACACCGCCGGACGGCCCGAACAGGAGGGCGGTGGCCTCTCCAGCCCAGAACCCGAAGAGGACATGACAGACGAACAGTTGGTTCAAAGATATCAAACTGGCTTTAGGTAAATGGCGACCTTACAAGAACTTAAAACAGCGCTTCGCACCGCTCACAATGCTGGAGATACCAAAGCGGCGCAGCGCATTGCGAATATGATCGCCACAGAACAGGCAATGGCTATCGCGGACAGCGCCGCTCCAGCCGCTCCTGCTCCCGCGCAGCCGCAGCGCCAATTCATCGGGCAGTCGATCCCACAAGCCATTACCGCGCCGATAGAGTTGGCTGCTACGGCGTTGACTGGCGGAACGACGGGGATGCTTGGCTTCGGCGCAGGTGCATTGGCAGGCGTTCTCGAATCTATTCGAAATGGCACTTTTGGCACGTCGGTCGGAGCTATGGCGGCAGAACGTCGGGCGATGGAAGGCTCGCAGCGCTATACTTATGCGCCCCGCACAGAGCTTGCCAAGCGTGCGCTTCAAGCCTTTGGTGAAGCTGCAGAAGCCGCCAAGTTAGCGCCTGTGCCGGTGACAGCCGTCCCGCAAGCGCTGGCGCAGGGCGCCGTGCAGCAGGCAAGAGCTGCCGTTCCCGCTGTCGCTGCCCAGACGGCACAGGCGGCTGGTAGAGCGGCCGATATCGTCAGACGCCCAGAGGCGGCCGCGGCCACTAGCGGTGTTGACGAATCCGCAGCGATGCGCATGCCTTCCATTCAGTATCGGATCGAGCCCGAAGTGACTCCTCCGCTCGTGGAGGGTACGGTTGCGGATCAGATATCTCGTACTGTCGCAGCAGGGGACACGGTAGACGGTCGCGTCGTTCGCGAAGAAATACCAAACACGGGGTCTATATCCGCCAGCCTTGAAAACTACGAGGTTTTGCCGGGTGTTCGAGAGGTTCCAATATCGGCCTTCGACCCTGAATACGTTAACAAAATCACTATGGATCGTCTGGATGATCGCACTAGACGATTAGCCCAAGAGATTCAGCAGTCGCGTGAGATCAACCCGCTTATTGTCGTACAAGACTCTGAAGGAATGTATGTTCTGGAAGGTGGCCATCGCTTTGATGCATTGGTTGCTTCTGGGGCAAAGTCGCTTCCAGCCATGGTGGTAATTGATTTAGACGATCCGCCAGCTCAAGCTGCAAAGTAAATGTATTTTTTTGACAACAGCTCCATATGGAGACCGAATAAATGCCCGCACTTCTAGTCGAATCGCCCTACCCGCTCTTCACCGACGACGACGGCGTGGCGCTCGAGGATGGCTACATCTACATCGGCGTTGCCAACCTCGACCCGGTGGCGAACCCGATCAACGTGTACTTTAACGAGGGACTGACATTGTTGGCGCCCCAGCCGATCCGCACGTCGGGAGGCTACCCGGTGTACAACGGCTCGCCTGCGCGGCTCTTCGCCAACAGCGACTACAGCATTCGCGTCCTCGACAAGACCGGCTCGCTCGTGTTTTCGGCGGCGACGGCCACGAGCGGCGCGGGCGACGTGGTGACGACGACCGCGACGCAGACGCTCAGCAACAAGACGCTGACGGCGGTTGTGCTCGGCACGCCGGCCTCGGGCACGCTCACCAACTGCACGGGTTTGCCGGTATCAACGGGCATCAGCGGCACGGGCACGGGCGTGACGGCGTTCCTCGCAACGCCCTCGAGCGCCAACCTGCGCACGGCGTTGACGGATGAGACGGGCACGGGCTCTGCCGTGTTCGCGACGAACCCCACCATCGTCGGCACGACCATCACGGGCAATGCGCAGACGACGCCGGTGGCGGTGACGTTCAGCGCAACGGCGATGGCGATTGATTGCGCTCTCTCCAACGTCTTCACCGTCACGATGTCCGGCAACGTCACGACAGCGCCGACGTTCTCGAACTTGAAGGACGGGCAGACGATCAACTGGTTTATTACGCAAGACGGCACTGGCAGCCGCACGATGACGTGGCCGGCGACGTTCAAGTGGCCAGGCGCGAGCGCGGGCGTACTATCGACCGGCGCGAACGATGTCGACCTGCTGGTGGCGACGTACCGCGCCGCGACCGGCTTCTGGTACGCCACGCTGCTGAAGGACTTCTCGTGAGCTTTGCCGCGCGAATGGTGGGCGCCACCGTTGGCGGCGGCGGTGGCGGAACGGGCGTCTTTCTCAACCGCTTTACCTCGACCAACGAGCGCTTGGCGGCGTCTGGCTCCTCGACCGTCACCATGACGGCGAACACCGACGGCACGCTGACTGTTGTCGGCAACGGAACCGCCATCGACGGTGACATTACGCCGAACCCGGGCTACTACTCGCCGACGACGGCGTTGATAGGGTCAAACTACCAGATGCGCATCACGCCGACCGCGGGCTCGTTTTCGACGGGCGCGGTCAATACGTGGGTTTTGATGAGCCCCGCGCTGCCGACGAATGCGTGGACGGTTGTTGCCAACAGCACGACGACAACCAAGTCGGTGACGTTCACGATTGAGGTGCGCGACATCTTCACCGCGACCGTGCTCGCGACAACCACGGGCAACGTCATCGACTGCGAGTTCGTGCAGACCTGATGCGCTACCAGCTCGGCCAACGCTCCCGTGAGCGCCTGCAAGGCGTGCATCCCGACCTCGTGCGCGTCGTAGAGCGCGCCATCGGGCTGACGTCGGTGGACTTCACCGTGCTCGAGGGGTTGCGCACGACCGAGCGGCAGAAAACGCTGGTGGCGGCTGGCGCTTCCAAGACGATGAACAGCAGGCACATCACCGGGCACGCCGTGGATCTCGGCGCTTACGTCGACGGGCAGGTGGACTGGTCGTGGCCGCTGTACGAGCGCATTGCGGCGGCGATGAAGCTGGCGGCGAAGGAGCTGTCTGTTTCTATCGTCTGGGGCGGGGACTGGCGCACGTTCAAGGACGGCCCGCACTTCGAACTCGACCGCAAGGCGTATCCTCCCGTATGATCGGGGCAGCCGGCCCTGCGCTTGGTCCTCTCCCCTTGCCGTCATGAGCGCAGGTGTCCGGCCCTACGAGGTGCAGATGAATCCCCTACTGCTCGCTCCCGTCCTCGAAGTCGGCAAAAGCATCATCGAGCGGCTGTTCCCGGACAAGACCGCAGCCGCCCAGGCGGAGGCGGAGTTCCTGCGCCTGGCGATGGACGGGGAGCTGAAGCAGGTCATCGCCCAGCTCGAGATCAACGCCCGTGAGGCGCAGCATCCGAGCATCTGGGTCGCAGGCTGGCGCCCGTTCTTCGGCTGGGTGGGCGGCACCGCGTTCGCCTACGTCGGCGTCGCAAAGCCGCTGCTGACATGGGTGGCGCTTATCAATGGCTGGCCCGCGCTGCCCGATATCGACATGGAGTTTCTCTGGGTCGTTGTGTCGGGATTGCTAGGTATTGGGGGTTTGAGGACGTACGAGAAGAAGTCGGGGGTTACTCGCTAGAGTAATCATCCGAGCCGTAAAACACGCTCTTGC